GAAGCCTTAAATGCTTGTCTAAGGCTTTGTTTATACCTCTGTCTATATAAATATCAGATTTGATATTTTGAGGTAATGCTACGCCAAAATCATATTCTTTTCTGAAAACAGGTGCAGCTATTGTGTTGTTTAATTGGTCAAAACCATTTTCATGTGTGAATTCTTCTTTAGTGACAACTACATCACCATTATTATCTAAACCTAATAATTTTATATTACTATAAAATATAGCGTCATTCACATCCTTTAGTTGATTATTATAATCATTAAGTGTGATTCTTCTTGTGTTTTGAATAATATTATAATATCTTAGAGTAAAAGAAGAGCCATCCAATAAATTATATAAACAATTTTCCAATTTTAATACATCGTCTTCTACATACTTAACCCCATGATTTTTACCAGCTGCAAGTTCATACCCACTATATTCATTACATTCTTTTAGTGTAATACGTTCTCTTAGAATAGCTCCTATATAATAGGTAAAAACGCAGTGTGTTTCAATAACAGCTTCATTTAAATTGGAAATGTCATCTATGTATTTTTCAAGTTCTTTTTCATTACCACTATTGAGAAAAGTATTCACTATATCCATTGACAATTCTATTGTAGTTAAAACATTCTTTTTGTCATAATCGTTCATGGAATTATTTAATATTATAGAACTTTTTTCTAATTTCTTACCATTTATTGTGTGGTATATTTCCATTGATTCCATAATATTGCCATTGAAAAATTGTTTTTCTGAATCACCATCTATGGTTAAATTGCTATTTTTAGACAATTGTGAAACATTGCCAACCTTATAATATAAATCAAGTAAACAATCATTATATGGTTGAGTATATTTTGTTTTTGTCCTTTCATCATATGAAGGTTCATAGTACCCAGGCATTTCATTACCTAAATCATCATGCAAGACGTTAGTTTGTCTAAATAAGTCCAATTTAGAATTTGTGTGACCACTTATTTCATCACATTTATATATGGTATAAGGATGGACAATTTTTAATTTGCCATCTTTTACATCATATTTTTTCCAATCTACTTTACTTAATTCAGATTCTATTTCAAAAATTTTATTATCTTTAATGTAGAATCTTCCTTCTTTAGTGTCAACATACCCATCTATTTTAGTAAAAGTGGTATCAGTACCATTTATATCAATCGTTAAAACATTTTTATCTGCTACATATAAAGTATTAGCGAATTTTATGCAACCTATTTTATCATCCTTTTCAGGTAATACTTCACAATCATAATCAGATGTATCAATGCATGCTTTATAAGTTTTAAAATTAAAATAATAATTGTTACCTTTTTTTATTGCGTAAAATATCCTATTATTTATTTTAGTGTAATATTGGCCATCAGCAGTTTCATCTACTGAAAGCATAAGTCCGTTGGCCAATGAATTTTTGAAACCTTTATAATAAACATATTTTTTAAGTTCTACAGGATAAATTTTATCATTTATTAGGAAAAACCCATTATCATAATAGTTTATATCATAGTCAATAGACATATTTTCATCTGAAGGGTTATATACTATTTTGCCATTGTCATTATAAGCGAATTCTAAAATGTCAGTTACAAATTCATTTTTATATTTGTTAACATAATAACCAGTATAATCAATCCAATCTTCTTTGTTGAACACATTTTCTTTATAATCATTTTGGATATATCCAACTGATTCATTTTTAATCATATAAACATTATTATCAACAAAAATGTCACCTGTTTCATTATTAGTTATTATAGGTCTATTAACAACAGTGCCACCGTTTTCGTCAGTGCTAATTGTAGGTTTATAATTTGTTTTTTCTTTGTATTCATTAGAAAATATAGCCATTTCACCAATATCATCAATATTTACTGATAAAGTTATTGGTATGACTAATGATGCTGATTTTAATGATGTTGGCTTTGTAGATAGACTATCTATCCAATCCTTTAAATCATAATAAAGCTCATTGCCACCACGTTTAAAATATTTAAAGCAGTCACAACAATCATCAGAAGACATACAAATAGTTTTTAAATCAGAATCAGTATATGCTTTCGGTGTTACGATGATTTCAGGCCAACTAACTATATTATCCCCATCTAGCATAAAACTATTAAAATCTAAGTCATTTGTGTTCTCTTCAATAGTATATAGGTTGTAATCAGAATAATCTTTATCAACAAGTTCGCTTGTAAACAAAGCATTATCTATACCAAGTCCTTTAATGTCATTTGTTTTTTCTGACACATTAATACTAAACGTATATTTATTAGCATTATCAAGAAATTTATTATATTTCTCATAACGTTCTTTAAGCCAATAATAAAATTTAATTGCAGTGCCATAATACAAGTAAGAGAACCCATTTTTTTCTATGAATTTTTTTGGCAGCCTATACTTAGGCAAACAAGTCATATTAATCCAGTTATAAAAATAATCGCCACCTCTTGAATTGTATAATGAATCGTATTCTTCATATTTTTTTAATTCATCATTACTTTTATCTTCTATTTCATATTCGTAATATTCAAGTGCATTTTTATATTTAGTTTTACCTTTACCAGAATTAAGCAAATTATGGTATTCATTAAAAAATGAATACCATTTTTGCAAAGTTCTGTATGTTAAAAACTTATGCTTTTTGGCACGTTCAAGAACGTCAGTTATTTCTAAATATTTTGTTTTGGATGTACAGTTAATAGAGTAAATATCCCTTCCGTAATAGAAATAATAAATAGACCCTTCTTCAGCCCTATTCAATAAGTCTTTCTTACTTATTTGATTAATTGTGTAATACCCACCATTATCATCTGGTATATTAATGTATATGTCTGTATAATCAGTTATATAGTCAATATATTCATAAGGTATTTCTATATCACTTGGAATCATACCATAATTTCCATTAATTTTGGCATTAGCTATATTATCAGTATATATGTCAGTAAATTCAACTTTTTCTTCGATTTTAGAAACATCAATGGATGCGTTTATTGCATCACGGTATGCTTCTGAATATGAATCATATTCAGAATAATAATTACCATAATTAATAACCCATTTTTTATTTAAAGAAGGTATAATCCCAGGTAATCTTGATTTCATATCTTCCATTGATATTTTCTTAATAATCTGTTTCATAAGATTGATTTTTAATTTTTAATTCAAATAAGTTAAATAACATAGTGCTATTTTCAACACCCATTTTATCATTTTCTATAAATCGTTCAGGTAAATAATAAAAGTATTTTTTATCTTTTTCAGAATAAATAACTTTTATTGGTATATACATTTTATCGTATAAATCTGTCATAGCCACGCCTTTTTTCATTAATTCAACATCAGAATAATTATCCATATATAAAGGTTCAGTGCCTTCTTCATTAGTTGGTATTATGAAAGGTAAAACTAAGCCTGTACCTGCGTGACAAAAATCTATTTTAAGATATATAGTGTTTTCCCTTAATTTTGTTGAATAATCTCTAAATAAATATAAATAAAAACCTTCTGAAGAAGTATTTGTTGAATATTTGTTATTGACAATGATACTACTATCTAATCTTTTATTAGTTTTAATTTCTATCACATTGCCATTAATATAATTTTCAGATAATACATTAATATTTTTAGTTATTTCATTTGTGTTAACATTAATAAAATTCCCATTAGAACTAAAATCCATATATTTCTTATATAAAGAATTTTCATCCATAAATATTGTAGAAGTTGACAGCAAAACTTGTGTATGTGGGTTATTAGTACTGTAAAATGATAATCTTAAAAACGATTTCCCTATTTTATTTTTCCTGTACTTAACATCTTCATCCGTAAAATTCAATAACCCCATTAAATCAGATGAATTTTGCAAAAGAAGTTTATCTTCATACAAGTCATAATAATAATTGTCAATTACAAACCAATTAGAATTGGCTAAATTTGTCCCATAATTGACTATTTCTTTTTTATCCACTGATATTTCACCATTTGAATTAAATGGCTTTATATAACCTTTAATTGGTATTCCGCCTAATTCTTCAGTGTTATCTTCATTTATTTTCCATGAATCTTTATTCCTTGTCCTAAAATGTAAGTTAAAAACTAATTTAGTAATTGGTGCAAACCCATCACCCATATAATAACCAGGATAATATACATCTTTTTCCATATCTACTATTGAATTAATACCCTCTTCTGTTTTTTCGTTCACAAATTCATTTTGCAAAACATCATCAGCATTAACATTAGCACCTATTTTATTACCCAAAGATATAGGTAATGTTATATAGTCACTTATTTGGTAGATAGCTAATTTATTTAAGGTTAAATTAACGTCTTTAGTTGATATAGGTCTATTTGATGTTGCAGCCAATACTGCTGCCACTTCAGGTGTAATATTATCATCACCAAAAATATTATTCTTTAGATAGAAGTGAAAAGATTCTAAATTTTTATATAACTTTCTGTTAACAGTTTCTTTTATTACATAATCGTCATTATTAACTACAGGACTTAATAGCAATGAATCACTACCTAATATATTAATAATCTCAAATTCATATTTTTCAGGTTTATTTAATTTGCAGAATTTTGAAGTACCATCTTTTGTGTAGTATATTGGATAAACAACGTCATCTATAACTATACCGTCAACTTCAGTAACAGTGTATGCTGAAACGTCAGTTGATTCATTTTGATATGAATAAATCACGCTATCACCACTTTTTGCGTATATTTTGTTAGTGTAATAGCATTTCTTAATAGTTTTCATTTCATTGCTAGTAGTATTTTCATTTACAATTTCTTCATTGAAAAATGTTAAAGGAATTGAATTACCATTAACTACTATTTTACCTGAAAGTAAATCAGAATCAGTGTATTCTATTTTATAGTCTTCATTATTTATTGTAACATAGTCGCCAACATTATTTTTAATCAAATATTTCTGATTATCAAAAAAAACAAAAGTGTCGTCTATTACGTCAAGTTCAGAATATGGGTAGTTGCTTTCTGCTATTATAATATCATATAATTTATATGTTGATATATCAGTTTTACATTTTAAAACTGAGTAAATAGCTGATTCATTAGTTTTAAGCAAGGATTCAATGTTTACTTCTTCATCACCTATTTTTAAAGCAGCTTCATCAGTATAATTATATTCTTCTACACTATTAAAAAAATCGTTTTTATAAAAATTTCCTTCAACTAGTACTCCATATTCAGTATCATTTCCTTCGCCATAATCAAAAAAATCATAGACATCATTTTTGTATATGATAAAAGGATAATACATTGCAGGTGTTGAGCTTACTACGTCAATTTCATTATTATCTGAAGCTTTTATTAAAAATTTATAACAATTAAACCATTTATTATATTCATAGTCCTTTACTGATATTTCATTGTCATCTATGGTAGTTAACAGTTCATCGTTACCATATTTTTTTATTACTGGTGGCTCGTAACCTGTTTTATAGCCATCATTTGGTATTAAATTAGTGTCTACCCTATATTTTTCGCCCTTTATCCATACAACACCATTTTCTATCCAATTTTTTACTGTGATTGTAACAGTATCATCATTTGTCCTATAAAAAAACCCTTCTATTAAAAATCCTTTTAGCCCATTGTTTGCATATTCGTAATAAAAATTTCCGTTATATTCAATATAACGAACAGTTTTTACTTCATCATAATCAATAACGTCTACTGAATTAATAGATTTACGTTCCTTAGATATAACATACCCTTGTCTTCTGACTAAATCTAAATTTATTTTAGTTTGGATTTTATTTTCAGCATAAGGGCTTGACAAAGAAACTTCTTCGCCATCCCTTATACCTTCGAAATAGTCAGTAACACCAGATATGTAAGACAAGTCTTTTGATAAATAAGTTTCCCTTATGTTTAACTTATTTAATTCTGGCGTCATATGTGCTTTTAAACTATATTTTAGCATTCTTTCAAATTTTCTTCAGATGTGTAGTTATCTTCAATTTCTTCTGGCATTTTTTCAGAATCAAATTCATAAGATAATGCATAATCATTATTTTGACTAACATTATAGTTATAATTTAATCCTAAGCTACCATCAGCGTCTTGCCTTCTCAAATAAAAATTTATATTTCTATTGATATATAACGCATTGTTTGTAAATGGGTATTCTTCAACATTTGAATTATCATCAAATCCGTTTTGTATAACATCCCTCCAATAAAATTCACAAGAGCCATCTTTAATTATTTTTGCGTATGGTGGTGTTGCATCATCACGTGTTAATAATATATATCTTGATATATCATTTATATAAGGTAATTTGGCATCAATATTATTTTCATCTAAAATAGAGCACCAAAATTTTTTATCAGTAATTAATTTCGAAACTATACCATTATATAATACATTATCAATTTTATCGTATATAGTAAATTTATCATTAATAGAAAAATAATTAACATCGTCAGTGTATATTATTAATTCATCATCTTGATATTCTAAAGATAAAATTGTATGTGTTATAGCTTTTTCTTTGCTTAAATCTGCTGAAATAGTCTTAACAGGTATTTTATAATGTGCTTTATAGTAATAACCTTCATCCCTTGTAAGTGGGTTATAAATCCTCTGTTCTGAATGGTTTTTATGGTATGTTGATGACGGTTCTCTTGTGTGACCTTCATCATTTATTATTTCATCATATGTAAACGAACTAAATGATTTGTAAGCAATACTATTGCTTTTTGTTAATTCACGTTGCGCTGTATTAAATCTATTGAATATAGGCTGTATACACACCTCATTAGCATCAGTAGGTGAATAATAACATAAATCTCCATAGAAATTTTTATCAGTATCAAAGATTATTTCATCAGCACCATATCTTTTAGTTGCATCTTTGTTTATTACACCCATTATAACACCTTCTTTACCTGTAGTACATATTGAACGTACATCTTCATACCTTGTATCATCCGATGACTCATCTGATAAAATAAAACCGCAACTATTTTTACCGAAGCAGTGTGAATATTCAATTTCGCTATCTTTTGTATTACATTCTGTAGGATTGCCATAGTCATCTATTCCATACCATTTTTTATATCCTTTGTTACGCTTAAATATTGACAAATAAATGTCACTTAATGGTCTACCTAGATTATCTTTTAAATGTGACAAATCTATATCATCAGTAAAAACAATTTCATTTATGCTATCACCATATATATTCTTTGAAAATCCTAATTTATTTATGTGACTTTCAAACATATTATCACTATTAGAATAATCAGCTATTAACGTACTATCATTGTCATACAGTGTTTTATCATTTATTTCTGTGTCAGAAAACTTAAAATTAGGTATTTTTGAAAAAATTCTTACATAATAATTGCATTCAATACCATTTACAACTTTTTTGAAAGAAATGTTAGTAGTAGTTCTGTCCAATGAAATTTTATTAGTGTCAGGAACAGCACAATATACAAAGTTCTTAGAATCATATGTTTCTACATATCTAACATTGTTTAGAGATTGGTTCTTAAAATATGTTATGCCATCAACAACTAATGTATTTCCTTTAGTATCTTTATCTTTCAGTTCATACCATTTATTCGAAATTGTCACTCCATTTCTGTATATCTGAAATATATATTTACTATATACTAATGAAACTGTAGCATTTGATATAATCAATTTATTATCTGAATAAATGTTTACATAGTCACCTTCATTTAAACCATGCTGTGAAACAGAATAAAAAGTTATTACATCAACACCATTATCATCTTTAATATTTTCATTAAATACTTCTATTTTAAGGCTATTAATTTCACTATTAATAAAACTAATCCCTTCAGTTGTAGACGAACTAGGATATGTCAAACAATAATCCCAATTAGGCTCTATTCTATTCCTATATTCATTATATTTCGGTGTGAATGAAAATAAATCACGTTCTGGATACATATCAATAAATTCACCATTCAATTTGTTATTAATAACATTATATATAGGTAATTTTTTACTGCTATTTAATACAGTGCAATTTTTTATTTGAATTTTTCCTTTATTTTTAAAACCAAACCACCCGTTGACTTCTAATAAGTTATTTTTTAATGAGTTATCAAAACTATTAAAACCGTTTTTTTGATAAAGATGTGATTGCTTGTAAAATTTCTTATATGCTGATGAATCTTTTAAATAATAAGACACTGGATATTTGTTGTTATACATATTTTCAATTCTAGAATTAATTGACAAAGCATAATCAGAATAATTGCCATCCATTCCGAAATTTAACTTATCCCATCTTCTTGTAGAGCCTACATATACATCTTGTATTAATAAAGTTGCTTCTTTATTTTCTTTTAATTCAAAACCAGTATAATGATACTCTACTTCGTATTTTTCATTTTTTCCGTCATCACTAATAAAAAATTTGCCAAACAATGTGTTCTCAGGAGAATTTTTTATATTTTTTGATGCAAAAATATTAATATTAAACGTACAGTACATATCATGATAATCAACAACACCGTTTTTAATGTGTGGTTCTGCTTGTATATAAAGTCCTGTTATAGAATATATAATATTACCGTCTTCTTCAGCAATAAATCCTCTTTTAATAATTTCTCCTTTTTCGTTACGCATCCAATCATCTATAGTATTGAACGTTTCATCTATATTAGATTTTTTATCATCATTATATAATACAAGGTTAAAAGAATTGTTCCTGAATAAATGATTATTAAAAATATCAGTACCACAATGATAAGTAAACCCATAATCATCCTTTGATAGTTGGGTATCACGCACTGCTTGATATGAATTCCATTCAAATGATTTATCATCGCCATCTTTAGGCTTTATAGGGCTACTACCGTCTTTATCCTTTATATTCCCATTTTTAATAGTTTCGTAGTTAATAGACGTTGCACTGTCAGAACCCTCATACCTAATTATTTCAGTAACAGGATTAAATAAAACATTACTGCAAATAGCGTTAATATTAACAGTAAGTCTTACTTTGTTACTTTGTTTTCTTTCATACCTATACCTGTCATACGCATTTATTGTACCAACAATATTATTGTCAGTAAACATCTTTTTATTGGATAATAAATCTATATCCAAATAAAAAGATGAGTTATTTGATTTTTTGCTATTATTTGCAGGTAAAAATATCTTATTATTGTCCATCAGTATCGTTTATTTGTATACTATGTGTAAGTTTATTTTCTGTAGGATTCTCCCCACAATATTCTTGCAATGTAATACTATAAATTCCAGCAGGTATTTTTTTAGTTTCAAAAGCAAAAAATATTTTGCCTAAATTGCTATCAAAAAATAATTTTCCGTCATAATCAGAATTTCCTGAAAAAATAACTTTAACTTTATAGGTTTCGTTTCCGACATTAGTAGAAAGTGTTGCAAAATTATTACCATCATTAAAGTCAATGATATTTTGATTAAACCCATAAAGTTCTATGTAGTTAATTAATATAGAGCCTACTTCATCTTCACTTTCTGTTGCAATATTAGTTGAAGTTAATTCAAATTTTATAGGCGTAGGATAAACTTTTATTGTATTTGTATAACTACCAACTTTATACCCATTGGAATCATAGCCAGTTACTTCAGTGCGATATGTACCATTTGCTAAATTACTAATAGTTACTATATTACTATCATCGCTACTAACGCCAACATAATCACCAAATGTATATTCAAATTTATGGCAATTAGTACAACTTATTGTTACTACACCATTATTGTCATTACAATAAGTTGATGCAGTATAATTTATTTGCACATTCATATTTGATGCACTATCAGAATCGGTTAAACATTCATCTATATAATCACGTTTAAATTTATCTATTGCAGTACTACCTTCATTAATCCCAAAATAAAAATAAAATGAATTATTATATAAAGGGAAAAAGTATTCATCATTAGACCTTTTTATGTAAAACTTAGGCGTTTCGCCAAACCTGAATTTAAGATAATCATTGTCAACTTCATCAAAACCATTCTCTTCTTCAGGTATAGTTGCATCTGAATTATTTGAATAATATTCTTTATAGCTTTTTAAAAGCCCGTTGAAATCATAAGGACAAAGATATTTCAATTTATAAAAATTATACCCTGTAATGTTATTAGTAGAATCATCTGATACTATCAGTGTATTTGAATTTAATGTTGAAAAAATTTGTCTTGAATAATTATCTTGTATTTCATCTACAGTTATCAGTCCATCACCGTTTTTATCTGCTATAGGCATATCAAGAGACACACCAAGTTCGCAAATTCTTTCAAGGTTAATAAATGTTTTTGGACTAGTGTATGCAGTAATTATACTTTTGTATTCTTTTCTACCAATAAGCAACCATATATATTCATAAAAAGTGTACCAATTCCTTCTTGTGCCAAACAATAGACCTTTCCTCATTCTATAGCCTTCATCATCAATGTCTATATTTTCGTCATCTTTAGATGTACCCCAATGCATACCCGTAACACTATTATTTCCTTCATCATCACTATGTGTACCCATAGGCGGTAAATTACAAGATGACATAGGATAAATGTTACTAAATTTAGGTATTCCATTAATATCAGAATCAGATAAACTACCTAATAGTATAATATCAGTTGAATATAGTCTTCTAATTATTTTATTAGAAGTACCTTCTGAATATTGTGATGAATTGTAATAATATATGTTAATACCATCTTTATTTAGTACATTTTTAATTAACCCATTATTCAGTTTCATATAGTTTATTATTTTATCATATCTATATACAACATCATCAAAATATGTTGTATATAAATTTCTAAAATATTTAAAAATTCTATAAAAAAAAGAATATTTACCATTAGTTCTTGGGGCGTCATTTAATGCATTCTTATTATTATCATATATTAAATGATTTTTAACATACATCGTATCGGATGCAAGTCCACCATACCCCTCAAAGCATATTGGCAAATTGCCAGTATCAGCTAAAATTAAATTATTATAACTTTTACTGCTTGAGCAAAATGTATCAATGTAGGAAACATTGCCATTTAATGAATTAGTTGCGTTATTCCTCCAATACCATAATGGAAAATATAAGCACCCGTTTATCCAATCATTATAGAAATCTAACGATATTGCGTCATCTTCTTCAAGAACACTTTCTATATACGTGTCAAGTTCTGGATATTGTGTTCTATTTACAGCACTATCCCAAAAAACATATTGAAATTGTTTTACTTCTGCTTTTTCGCTAAAAAAGTCATCCCAAAAGTTACTTAATATTTCATTTGTAGAAAGATTAACTTTTGTTCTTATCTTATTGTAAGGAAAAATGTTTTTACTGTTAGATGATTCTTTATTAACACCCTTTATGCCTGTATAATATTGTGATAAATAATTATTTATTTGCGTTCTTGGTATATAATTCTTGACACTATATACACAATCCCATAATAAATCCCTAAAGCAAGAATCAGGCGTATTAGTACCAAATTCATACATATTATCATAATCATCGTCAACCAAAATAGGGGAACGTAGGCCACCATCATTTATTTTAGGGTTATTTGGTACTAAATATTTAGCTTTGTGCCTTGATATTGTACTATCACTATTTTCAGTTAACGAAAATCTAAATCTAACGCTTGCCCTTGTTGGTATTCCTTTAGTAGGGTCGTTAGTAGGTACAATATTTCCTTTTTCATCCATCCCAACATAATCTAAATTCATAGGTATTTGATAGCACCACGTTCCATCTGAATCTATCAGTTGGTTTCCTTTTATTACCAATTCTTCTACATTTCCATAAGGTGTTTTTCTTATCATTTCTATAGTGCCTTCGTTTGGCACTAATTGTGACATTTCACCCATATTTTCACTTACGTCACAATCAAATGATATGTTGTTATTCCTACTATCAGTAATAACTGACCCTAAAAACACGCAAGATGTAGTAAATTCATATTGTATACTTACATCCTTCCTTGAAATGGCAATCTGTTCGAAATTTTCATCACCCCAAAAAGGGTAAACCATTACAGTTTCATTTTGGCTATAAAGCTGTGCTAAATTATCTAAAGTATTGCTTTCATTAAACTTTGTTGGGCTTTGGAATTGATTTATGTTATACCCTTTAGATATTAAATCTCTAGGTTTTTGTGAAATAACACCTATGTCAGAAAGGTCAATGTCCACATGAATTTGCGTACTACCTGTAGGTATACCAAAAATCATATAATCGCCAGCTTTATTTGTGGTTGTTGTATATTTATAATATTTGTCATAAACTTCCAACATAGAGTCATTGTCCAACACCAACCTTTTTGAAGGGAAAGTACCTACTTTGCTATAGCATTTATTTTCCGAATAATTTGGCAGTATGTTATATCTTTTACCGTTTTTATTAGTATCATTAACCTCCTTATAAGGGTAAAGATTCACTAAATCATTATTTAGTGAATCTTCGTCAGTTAATGGTATAAACACAGAAACCTTTGCATTTGGTATACCAAATGCATCATTAGCTAATACTCGCCCAACAATAACGCCATAATTAGCAGAATGTATTTTATAAGCATCTTCTTGGGATAATTGTAAAGATAATATTTCAAATAAATCAACATTTTGTTTCATATTTAAATGCAACACTTTATCTTTACCAATATCCGCTTTTATTCTTAAAGTTTTGTCCATTGTTTCAAGTCATCATAACGAAATAAATTATAAGCAAACATAACATTTTCCTTAAATGTAAATGCTATGTGTTTTAAAAGAACCCTTACTTTCATAAAAATTGATAAATTAAGTTTTTTTTCACCATTCTTTATGGAAGTTCTAAGCTCTTTATATGTTCTAATACGTTTACAGTTTTTACACATAGTTTATTTTAATTTACATCTTATTTGTATATCTTGCGTAGGGTTTAATATTTCAAATTGTGAATTATAATCACTATACAATACTCTGTCAATAGAATCCAAATCAATAGGCTTATATACACTTTCACCAATCATAAAGGTTGGCGAGCTATTAGAAGTGCAATCATTACTATCATCTAATAAAGGATAAGGTGTTTTATCAGTACTATAATTCCCGTTATTGTCTGAATAAATGTTATAAACCCTTAAAGAAATTAAGCTTAATACACCATCTATTAGTGTTATTTCTTTTTCTAAATCACCAATAAAAATATCTTCGCCCATGTCATGTTTTTCAACTGACATATAATCTTTTATTTTATTAATAATATTTTCTAAGACATTAGCTGAATTATATGATTTATCAATAAAAACATCTACTGAAAACCCCAAATTGTATATTTTACCGCTTTTAATTTCGATGTAATCGTTTATTGTCCTATAATGTGACATATACTCCATAATATTATTAACTAAGGCTTCTGGCAAAGATTTATCAAGTTTACCATTTGAATCTAAGCCCAATAAACTAATAACGATTTTATTGTTTTCCTCTATTGCTGATGACCTAAAAGGTGCACCATATTTAGGTGGCATCATCATAAGCCTTGTTTTATAATCTTTAACAGTCACACAACGTTCCTGCGAAGCATTATTGTATTTAGTCAAATATTTAATCTCTTCAGTTGAAGGTGCATCTTTACCTGCTACAGATGGTGATATGTTTGTGACTGACATACTTGTTAAGACGCTTCCTTTTACTTTATCACTAAGTCCATCACTATGAAATTGTGCATTAAGTAATGAAATGGAATTTATTGCCCCTACGGCTAAATTTGTTTCAGAGCCACCACCTATTTCATATAAAACATACATAGTCCACCCTTGTCTTGGAAGCACACCTAACATATCATTATTTATAATTTTGCTTGCACGATATTCACCATATTTGCTACTTCCTTCAGGTATCTCGTCATAATTAACTCCACTACCAAAAATAATTTTAATATACCCATTGTCAGTGTATTCAGTGATATATTTTTGTGTAACAGGTTTCCATTTACCTTTATAGTATCTTACCATTTTGTTATCATCTCCATTTATGGCATAATCTTCATAAAGTTCAGGGTTTAAGGTATCTTTAATAATATTATTATCGAAATTAGATTCCGTGCCAAATCTCCATTGGTCAGCCAAAGAATTAGTTTCGAAATACCTATATGTCATTGCAGCATTTTTATCTACTTTGTATTGTTCTTCGTCATAATAAAATTCTTGTATATCTGGGTCATTAGAAAAATCAGAAGATTCTTTAAATATAATAGATTCTATGTTCATTACATTAGTGTCTGGTAAAACTATTTCCATAAATGGCTTAATGTCAGTGGATTGAAGAACTTTTTTAAAAATTCTTGATACACCATTTACTGCTATAGTTGTTTTAGAAACAGTATAACTTGTAATTGACCCATTAGAATTCCTATTAGGTTCATAAGACCTGTTAGAAAAACTTTCACTGTTAAATTGTTCAGCAAAATCAACATCTTCAGTTAAATGAAATTGATAATTACCTGCTGATACTATTGTGTTTTTTCTAACAATAGGTGCATAATTCCAATTAGGTGCTGACAGATTATTTTCTTGTGTATCATTAACAGGTAAAACGCAGCTTAACCTAATTTCGCACATACTTGCTTTAGCGCCTGGTATTTTCAACCCGTTAGAACGTGCATTGTTTAAAATAGAACTTTTTAACGTTGCAGAATTAGGATTGGTCTCTTGATACATCCTATCTATATGATATGACAAATTATCTGCAACTGATGATACTAAATCAACAAACCAAGCACCAACAGACGAATCGTTGAAATCGTCTGATAACTCAGGATAATATTTTTTGCTAAAATCTATTAACTCTGAACGATAATCAGAATAGTTCCTTGCTAAATAATTGATTTTTTTGTCCATTATAATTCTGTTACAATACTATCTTTTGATAATTTATTTCCTTGTTTAACCGAATAGTCTATTCTAACATATACTGCATTAGCTTCATCATCACTTTTAGCTACTTGTATGTCATTTAGAATAACGTTATTTACATAACGTTGTACTGAATCAGTTATTTCGTTTTTTAAACCATCCCATGTTATATTATCGTTTGGTTCAAAAATATATCTAATTAAATCAGTGCCAAAATCTGGTTCACGGAGTCTTTGCCCTTTTGGTGTAAAAATTACGTGCATTATCTGGCTTCTGACTTTATCTTTTTCATCATTATTTACATCCATAAAGAATTTTTGGAAATCTTTGTTTGTGAATGGGTATTTTATACCAAAATATTGAATTTTAGCCATAGTAATATTTTTATTAACTATAATTATCTAAATTATATAATTTTATGATGTTTATTAAACAATAATGCCTTGGATTTTGATACCCAAGGCATTAATATTTATTTAATCTATAATTGTCCACATTTCTTTAAACGTTCTTAATTCATCCCAATTTATATGAGTGTACCCGTTATCGCCAAACGATGTGCCCCAAGAGTTCCTAATTATTAGTCCATTTTTATCATACCCTACTATTGATATTGCATGACCACCCATAAAAGATGAATATCCTTCATCACGCCAGAAATATTTATCTGTACTATAAACAGGTAATGCGCCAACAAGTGGTCCATTTAACAATAAAGCTTGTTTAATTTGTAAAGCACCACCTACTAAAGCATATTTATCAATTTTTAAAACGCCTGCGTCAGAACGTACACCTTTGTGCTTAATATATTTCAAGGCATCTTTAAATGTCATGCCATTATCCCCACCTGTAGTTCTACTTGCATAAATATCAAGTAACTTAACATTATTGTCCCTTTTATTATCACCATCAGTATCAACATTTTTATTCCAATTTAAATGTGCTGATATTGAACAAGGTACACAAATAGGTCTTTCTCCTTGGTTTAGTATAGGTGGCAAAAAATTAACATAAGAATACGATTCAGGCAAATCTAACCCTTCAACAGTAACAAATTTTTTTTCAGTTCCATCCATTTTAGATGGTACAAACCCATAATTCATAATATTTTTTATTTCACCTCTCTTTTTGTAACTTTATATTTATCTAATGTTTTAGATACCCTATATATTTGCTCATTCTGACCAATACGTTTAATAAACAAATAGTCAGTTGTACCTGTACCTGTCTCAAAATCCCTATACTGTAGCTTTTGCCATTTACTTAAATCAGAAGGAATACTATCACTAACGCAAATAGAATCAAATTGTTCTACAGTGAAGACGTTATCAACGACATTTTGCATTGAACTTCCGAATGGAATATCATTTGTCACGACTTCTTTAGGGGTGCACCCTATGAACAATCCGAACAAAGTAATAAATAATATTTTTTTCATATTTCACTTTTTATATAAATACAAAAAAGGTGAGCATTTCTGCTCACCTTTGACTAATTTAATTCGCTTTTAATAAAATTTCCTTCGTTATCTTTTTCCCATATTATTTGGTTTTTAGAACCCTTAAATTTTAATGTAATATCACGTTCTTTAATGTGGAATTCACCATCCACTAAATAATTCACATAAGGTAAAATTTCTTTCTTATTACAATTTTGTATGTCTTCTAATGTATAACCTGTATATAACCAAACGTCTTTAGATGGAAACCTTTCCTTTATTTCCTTAACTAAATTTAACACATCATCAAAGGAATCAAGTGGGTCTCCCCCACTTAATGTAAGCCCTTTGATATATGGTTTAGATAATATCTCAAATAATTTACTCTTGTCTTCTTCAGTAAATTCTCTGCCACTTTTAAAGTCCCAAGTTTTTTTATTTTGGCATCCTTCACAATGATGTGAACAGCCTGCCAACCATAAAGTAGCTCTACATCCCAATCCATTATTAACATCTGGGTAAGTAATACTCCAAATTCTCATAACTCATTTTATATTATTAACTTTATGCTAAAATTTTCATCGAAAACTAATGAAGGTTTCTTGTTAAACCACTTTTCAGTACCACATTCAATGTAGCCGAAATTAGTAGTATTTCCAGTTAATCTAGGTAAGCCTTCACTATACCCTCTAATACATTTCATAAAGTTTTTTTTGTCTAAATCACTTTGGAAATTAATATTACATAGCGATTCAGTGTTGGATAAATTAATCTTTACAACTTCATCATCGTAAATAAATAATAAATTGTCAATCATAATTTTTGACTTTTATATAAATTCTATTACTATTAATAATTTTATTCATATTTAATTGCGCTAAGGTTTAAAATATTTATTAAACCCAGAAAACGCATTTCTGGGTTTAATTCTTTTTTAAAATTGTTTAATATGTTTTACTCTATGTTCTACTTCATCTTGTTTACCTTCGTTGAAGGCTGTTTTATAATCACCTGTTAAATAACCTGTTACACGTCTTAAGTGAGAAATGTGATGTCCACCACACATAGGGCACGTATCATTCATTTCATCTACATAGCCACAATCATTGCAAGTATCATTTGGTACATTAATCGCAAAATAAGGTATGTCTTTATCCATTGCATAATTAACAATAGTTTCCAAAGCTTCTATATTATTCTTTGTTGAAGCAGGTAATTCAACATAAGTGATACAGCCTGCATTTGAATAATTTGTCAGCTGTGATTCAATGTCTATCTTCTCAAAAGGAGTCATTTCCTTCCATACAGGAACATGCATTGAATTAGTGAAGAATTCCTTATCAGAAACATTTTTGATAACACCATATTTTGCTTTAAATTTATTTAGTGCAGTGTGGCAAAGATTTTCTGCTGGTGTGTAATAAACACCAAAATTAAGTTTATATTTTTCTTTAAATTCTTTGCATCGTTTATTAAACAATGATTCAATCTTCTTAGCAAGTTTCATACCTTCATCTGTAGTATGGTCTTTACCAATTAAAAGCTGAAGTGTTTCTGCCAAAGCTATTTGTCCCACTGCTAATGTACCGTGTTTCAATGCTGAGCGAGGGCCTTCTTTAGGGTCATAGCCAAACATCACATTATTTTCCCACATAAATTTAGCAGATGCTGGATTTTGCTTACACATAAGTTCATATCTTTCAATAAGCATATCTTTAGCTTCGCCAATTTTCTTATCCAAAAGTTTCATAAACTTATCAATGTTACAGTCTGCTTCCATCGCTAATGTAGGTAGAATGATAGTTACAGGTGCTAAGTTACCTCTACCGTCCTTCATTTGACCCATACCATTAATATCAAAACCATTATATGTTCTGCAACCCATCGTGGCAGTATATGTTCTTGGGTCATTTCTATCATACCCCTCATTAACTGACCAATCTACGTTCACATAATTAGGATAAAGTCTTTGCGAAGTAGACTTTAGTGCTAATTTAAATAAATCATAGTTAGGGTCACCTTCTTTCCTGTTAACACCTTTCATGCATTGGAAAATACTACAAGGGAAAATTGGTGTTTTATGGAACTTACCAACACCTTTAATAGAGCCTTCCAATAAAGCTTTTGTCACAATTCTACCTTCAGGCAATGTACAAGTGCCGTAGTTGATAGATGTGAATGGCAATTGGCAACCACTTCTGCTCTGCAATGTGTTGAGATTATGATAAAGACCTTCAACTGCTTGTGACAATTCTTTTTCAGTCATTGCCATTGCATATTCCCAAGCATCTTCATGTTTTGCCTTAAAATCTTCATCATCAAAATGAATTGTTCCGTCAGGATGATTTTCTTTATCATTCTGAACCCATTTAATAAATCTATTTGCTTTATATTCACTTAAACTTTCAACATATACTAAGCCATTTTGTAGATGCTTAGTAAATGATTTTCTAACATATGGTACAATAGACCAATCAAGATGTGTGTATGATACACCGCCAAATTGTTGCAATGATTGTAATTGAAACACTACTGCCAACAATTGGAATGCTGTGTTAATTGAATTAGCAGGCCTAACATCAGTCTGTCTTGTATTGAAGCCTTTGGCTAATAAATCATCAATAGGAATACTTAGACAGTTATGCATACCTACTGCATATGAATCTAAATCATGAATATAAATTTCATTGTTAAGGTGATTATTTCTTGATTTTCTTGACATACAATAATCAAGAGCATATTGCTTAGTTACTAATCTACTTGCTTCACCTATTCTACCACCAAATGAACATTCATCAACGTTCGCATTCTGATTCTGAACATCTTCAGCCAATAATTTTTTACGTAAGCCCTTAGTAAGTTTGCTTTGACTTTCTCTAATTACTTTGTGTTCATATCTATATATAATATACGCTTTTGCTACGTCTGGATTTGAACCCATTAAGCATCGTTCTACATTGTCTTGAATTTCTTCAACATCAACCACAATATCTTCATTTTCATTGTATATTGATTTAATACAATCCAATGCATCTAATTCAGGCGTTTTTTTTAAAGATTCAAAAGCTGCACGTATTGCTTTTTCTACCTTATCAATCTGAAACTCTTCAACGGTTTTATCACGTTTTAAAACTTTCATGCTTTTTTATTTATATATTTCTTATTTTATTATTTTTTGCTTGTATATTTCATCACGTTAACGTTGTAGAAATAAATAGAAGCACATTTCATAAAATTCAAATTAAAAAATTAAATAAAAAAAGTTGGCTGCGCTAATCCCCTTAGAACAGCCAACTTTACGTTAAAAAATTTTTTTATTTTTTTTTATTATTAAAAAAAATAAACTTTGTACTATTTAGATGCATTTCTTGCTGAATGTTCCGTTTTAAATTTCTTAAAAATTTCAGCAGCTAAATTATCTCTGTCTTTTTGCTGCTTTTTATCAAAAGCAAACATTGAGTCGAGTCCATCATCACAATTAGCGGTACTAATCCTACACGTACCATTGTTAAATTCTACATTATTGAACACTTTACCTGCTTTACCTGCTCTATTCTTTAAAATAGCAATAGTTGCCTTATTTTCAGCAATATCTTCATTAGAACGGGCGATTGACATTACAATATGTGCAATTTGAATCTTTTTGAAAGAGCCACCTGCTTTATCCATAGTTACAAGTTCCATATTAACGGATTCTTTAGTTCCCTGTAACGGAATCCAAAAAGCCATATTAAGAGTACCTGCCATAGCTTCAAATTTTCGCATAGTTTTTCCTTCTTGCTCCCATTCAGTAGATGATGAATCTGACCTATGTGCAAGGCATTCAAAATAGTCTACAATAACCAAATCAGGTCTAAAGCCGTTGTTGATGAATCTTTTAATAATTCTTTCGATATCCCATGCAGTTTTTTCTCCACTTGGTAATCTAAGAATTCTTAAATTATTTTCCATCATTTCTTTGCCTTCATAGTGGGCAAGCTGCTCTTTTACAGTTGCTAAGTTTTCTGGTTTTCCCAAATCTTTAGATTCAATACCTGTAATTCTACCAAAATGTTTTCTTTGAATTTGTTTTACTCTATCTTCGAAAACTATTTGAAGAACTTTAAAGCCTTCATAATTGTTTTGCTCACAAGGATATGTTGATGCATATCCTGCAATTGCTGTTGTCAAAGATGTGTTATGCGTTACAATAAAATCTTCTGTAACATATAAATGTTCATCAGAATCTACCATTATGCACTGTGCTTCTTTTTCTCCAACATATTCAGCGTTTGTCATAAACAAAGCATCAGCCCCACGTGTGCGATATTTAACTCTTGTTTGCTTCATTTCCATTCTAAATAATGGAATTGAGCTATCACACATACTTATAGTAACACTATAACGTTTCCCACAATATATTCTCTTATTATATTTTTTAGAAAAATATGAAGGGCTTGATTCTGTTAAACTTGCAAAACCTCCAAGGGAACGAACAAGAAATTGCACATCTAATGCAAGTTGTTTACTCTTACTACAGAATTTACAAGAGCCATTATTGTTTGCGTGGCCATCAGAATCCATTATTCCCTGTAAAACAGCAATTCTTTTTTCGATGGAATTAAACAAATATTCTCTAGGTATAAATTTACTATCTGACTTGCATTCTGTAGAAAAACATTCTTTTAAATTCTTTTTTGTTTGCCCTGTAATATCAAACTGATAATTGTTTCTTTTTTCTCTATAAAAAATATGTAAATCTTCATTTAAAATTGGTTTCAAAATTGATTCAACGTATTCTTTATTGTTTTTTTCAACTGTTATTTCAACTCTTTTAAAAGAACCATTACCAATATAATAGCCTACTAAATATGGGTCAAACTTAGTTTCTTGTTCAGCAAATTCAATCGGTTTAACCACAGGAACCTTGAAGTTATATCTTGAAGAGCCTTTTTTAATTAGTCCTATTTCTAATAATTCTCTTAAAGATAAAGTTTTAAATGAATTATCAGGAACATATTTTTTACCGCATCTTTGATAGAGAGAACTTACATTCCATAAATGTTCTATATCGCATTCGCATGAAGTGCCATTTGAAAATGAAACTTTATATATTGGTCTTTTGCCTTGAGGATATATACCACTTACAACATGAGGTTTGCCATCAGAACCTATTACATAATCACCAACAGACATTTCTCCCATTAGTTTATACCCATTTGGAGTTAATATTCTGGCGTCAAGTGGTTGAGATTTACCAAAAGAGCTTGGGCCTACGATAACACCAAGTTCACCTTTGCCAACACCACCTTCAAGTGTATCATCAATGCCTTCGATTCCTGTTGGAATTGGTATACGATAATCATCAGATAATGTTTCTTCTTCATTATCAAAAACACCTGACCCCAAGTCACTATGAACACCTGTGTTTAATGCATTATTTAATAGTTCTACACATCTATCATAATGGGTTGTATCACCGTTTCCTGCTATTTTTAAAATTTCATTTGCAGTTTTTATTATATTTTGCTGTTTAAAAAACTTTATTGCAGTATCTCTAATATATTCAGCCCCATCAGTAGGTGTATGCTTGATTTTGTCAACCGTAGCAGCATAAAATTCTCTTTCAGTGTCATTATGTGACTTTTCAAACAATTGCGTTTGTATGATGTCGTATGAAGGAACACTATCATACTTTCCATAATGTTCCTTCATTACGCCTACATATGTTTTTAACCTTGGGTCAGTGAACATATTCTGGTCAATGACGCTACTTAAATCTTTGAAAAGTTCTTTGTCATCAGTAAGTTCTTTTACTAATTTGTACTGAAAGTCTTCACCTAAAAAACCTAAGTCTTTTTTTTCGTTACGTCCTGTCATTTATATGTTCCGTAAAAAATTAATAAAGTGTACTAATATATGCTTTAGTTTTTTCAGCCACTGCCTTACCCCAAATAGAATCTACTTTTCTATTGTAAGTATCAATATTGAAATTATATTTTTTGGTTTTAGTCTTAGCACCGTTTTTAACGGTAATCTTATCATTACCAAACTGTTCAACAAACGTATAATCGCTTGTAGTTTTAAAGCCATTTTCACGTGGTGAACAATTTTCGCAAATTTTCTTTGTGATGTAGATAAGTAAATCTTGTTTATCCATAATCATACCCTGTAAACAATACAATTCTGGTGACAATCTATCCTTATTGTTTTCAAAGAATGATTCTTTATCATAGGTATAAGTCCTACCATCCTTATTTGTGATTTTTACCACTTTATTTGCAATATCTACTTTATCTCTAATAGTCTTAGGGTAAACACCACCATCCCAAATTTTTTCAATTACAGGCACTTTGTTATCAGTAATAACAAATTTAAAAGTGCATTCCCAAGGTTCAGGCTTTGGCTTTACAAATTCATCGAGAGGTTCTTGGGATGTTCCTGAAACATCACCATAGTACCAAGTGTACACACGACTCTTAGACTTCAAATCGTCATCAATAGTAGCAACAATTTCGTCTACAGTTTCCTTAAAATCTAAAGATTCCATACTATGAGGGATGAAATTATTGATTTTAAAATTTCGCTTGCAAATCAAATTGTTGTTAACGTACAATGCAAATTCAAATCTCTCTTCTTTGTAATTTTTTTCTGTCATAAAAATTAATAATTAAATGTTTAACAATGTTTTGTTTAATTGTGCTGCAAATATATATTAAAAAACGTTAAAAACAAAATTATTTATGATTTTCTGCAAAATATTTTTTTTCCATCTTACAAATTCGTTCAAAAGGCCCGAAAACATTACCAAATATTGTCTCATTTTGTAACCTTTTCATATCATTATCATATATAATTTTATAAACATTCTTAATATCCCTATCATCAGGGTCTATTGGTGCATACAATTCAATTTTCAATTCGTTTTCAGCTTCCTCTGTTAATAAAGGAACAGATAAATCTATAATTTTTTCATTTATTTCAAATATATCTTTACCTTGGCATCCGTCTGTTACACGATTAAGGATGTTTTCAAGCGATTTAAGAGGTTTTTTCTTGTCTTTAGTCCTTTCACCTTGTATTTCTTCGCAACGCTCTAATATCTCATTTAAAGTGCATTTTTTGTCCTTTAAATCTGGGAATTGTTTAAGTAAACCCTTTTCAGCAACACCTTTAATGCCATATATATTATCTGAAGCATCACCACAAATAATTTTTTTCAAAACAACATTTTCATGAGTGTAGCCTAATTCTTCTACGTCATTATTGGGTGTTATAAAT